TTTTACGTCACAAAGTGACCTGGAATGAGGACTCCTCCAACTCGCTGCGTAGGCTGCCACTCTTCTGTGTACATGCCTGACGGAAACCCACGAGTGGGGCGCTCATTGACCTCTGAACAGGAGTACCAACGCACGTACTCTTTCCACTGTTCCGGCATGATGTATGCTATGAATTCATGCTCGATCGGCCCGACGCCCTGCAGGTTGTCAAAGTATCTCTCTATTTCCAGCTGAAACTCTACACTGATCCCGTAGAGTCTCTCGACCAAGAGGCGGGTGTTGATAGGAGGTTCTCGAAACGGAGCTTCCCCGACGAAGTACTTCCGCTTCTCCTTCTCCCACCAAGTCTCCGACCTCAGCACCTTTGTGACATCGTATGATGCCGTTAAACGTAGCATGGCTCTCGCCATGTGGCCGAGGATAGGACATCCGGGGTATTGGTGCGCTACCGACATTGCCTTTGCCTTAAGCAAGCTCATCAACGTGGAATGCCGAGCCTTCAGATACCTCCTGCTGGTCCACCCAAAGGTGGCAAGCACTTTCCGTGGATCAGTGACGTTGACAAGATCGTCTTCATCAAAAACTAGTCCGCAGAACGAGGCCGTACTGAAATCACGGTGTTGTTCCAATTTGACAGTCAAGCCCAAGCGGGCAAAATCAGCATCCGTGGGGCAGGCTCCTGCTACTGCAAACAGGCCGTCATCACCTTCAACCACCCCTCGAACCTTAGCTCCTCTCTCGTGGCAGAGAAACTTTATTACCATTTTGTTGGTGAAACCATTACCTAGTGAGGTGCACATTTCACCGGACATCCTCTTCGCTTTCAGCTTCATGAGCCAATCGCGGAAACTACATCTATTCTCCCCTAGCATCGCCTTGCGTACAAGTTTCATGAATTCATCACCCTTAGGAAGTTTGGAGACCATGTAAGAGTAAAGCTCAAACTCAACGCACTCCATGAGTTCCGCGACGAACGACGCCTCGTACTGGCTGAAGTCTGTTGCGAAGAGTTTGGCCCCTGGATACGCCAGGTGCTCTTTGATGTAGTTAGGTCGCTCCATCTGTGGGATTTTCTTTATGAACCATTCGTCCTTGAAAACTTGTTTTTCAATCGCTGCGAATATCGGGCCTGTCTCCACCTTAAACCGATCATGCCTAGCATTGATCAGCCGTGGGTGTTTCCACTCAGGATAGGTCTCCGATTTCACAAACGACTTGCAGTCAAGCAGAAGATGACGGCCGCGAACTACCTCGTAGATGTTGACATATCTATCCTTCACCTCCAGGAGTTGCTCCTGTCGCCAAAGCGGGTAGTTGCTGTTCCTCAGCCAGGTCATTGTTGAGACATCCGTGTCAGGCGACAACGGTGTTAGGTTCTTCGAAATGTATCTGCACACATAAGCTCGAAGCCTAGACAAAGCAGCTGCATCGGGGTTGGGTGTCTTACTTCCAACCCTTGCAAGAGCCCCGTCTTGAGCGCTCTTTTTATGGGACGTGTCTGGGTGCGGGCAAGCAGCCACCCTCAAATAACAAGGGAGGGCACGCTGCTCAATGGGCCGACGTAGCTCCGGCTCAAGAACCAAATCGCGGCGTAAGTACTTTTTCCCCTCAATCAAATCTACTGAGGGGTCAGTCACCGGCAACTTCTTGAGCGGAACCTCATCAACCCTATATCCATAACAACCGACATCTAGAGCGACGGGGACAGCGGAAAAGGAACATGCTTAGTCAGATCCCGCTGTTGTTCATAGAAACCATACGCCACCTTGGCGGTATTTTCTTTAACGATCTGAATAAGTCCAACATCACGATCGAGGTTGACGAACTGGTACCGGGACGCAGTTTCGGCAATCTTTCGCGACGCCAGAAAGGGACTGGACGCATCTCTCATTACCGCACCTTCCAACAATTGGGTAAGGAGTTCAGCAGATACTATCATGTCTGTCTCATGCATGACGTAAACAAATGAGAGGAAGCGGATTTGGGTTGTATACCTCACCCAGCAGTAGTATGGATCCTTGTGTCTGTTCTCAGATACTGCACCCAAGTCGGCCCGTACATCATCCAACTCTGGCTGTTCTTCATACCAGCGAAGGAAGGAGTACACATGATAGCGTGACAAATATAGGGTGCTGTTGCCCCGTTGAGTCTCAACAGCATCGAGCAACACGGCAGACACAACTGCCAGGAAAAGCCCCCACCACCAGTTCCGCAGATGCTTCAGAACGTCTAGATACGCCAAAACAAATTGATAGTCTGACGCACCTAGCAACCAAAGACAAATGGAAGCCAAGAGCAGGAGAGTCTTTGCGGACATCAACAACTTAATAAGAAACATCGGCCATCCCTGGACCGCTGCCTCCCTCCAGGTACACTGCATGTCCCGGATCCGCTTGCAGCGCAGGTCACGTCGAGCGGAGAGTCGTTCCAACTCCGCCTGGCGTTTCGCCGCTGCGATAGCTTCGACTTTAGATGCCTCCAAAGCCTTAGCTGTTGCCGCACGGTGGGCGAGCAGCATCTCTGCTGCCTCCTGAGGGTCATCGCACAAAATGCCAGTAGCGTCAAACGCTTCCTGACACATGTCGATGTCCGCAAGGACGTCCGCCGCGGCCTCTACCTGCGCGTCAAGGTCCTCCAGGGCATCCGCGGCAGCTGCAGCGGAGCTTGTGAAGGTTCGACCACCGAAATTACGGTCGCCAATGACGGCATCTCGCCTAGCCCCTCCTGGACCATTGCGTGATTGAGTAGCGTGACCATCTCCTCCTCGCAGTGAACCCCTGCTAGAAGGCTGGTCACCTTGTTCCTGAGCATCTCGGACTTTTGGGACATACGCCTGCTTTTTCTGGTGACGCTTGGCGTATTGTTTGGTCCGTTGAGTGGAAGTGGGTTGTGGCCTGGCTCCTCGGGCCCTGGGGCCCGGAGAACCTCCATCTCCACCTCCTCCCGGATGGGAAGTTGCACTGCTGCCGCCTGCATGAGAAGCGCTAACTCTGTTGTCGAGTTTGGCGTCATTCGCATAAAAGGCGGAATACTCCAAAGTTCCGGGTCCCCCCATGGAAAGTTTAGAGGCAGTGGGATTTGGAGCTGGCGCTCCTCCTCCGAGGTCATTCGTTCCATATTTTGGATCCTCCAGTTTCGAAGAATGGAATGAGTTTTGTCTTGTCCTTTAGCTTACACACTAGTTGTGCAAGAGATCCTAAGATCCGCCGGTACTACGTTACCGTGCCTAAAGAAGAAAATCAGATTATTATATGGGTGCCCGAAGCCCAATTGATCTACCGCTGTTACTTT